GATTCCTACGTTGAACATCATTAACAGTAAGATTTGCGTACTTACCATCAAGAGCAAACAACTCCTTAAAATGCACGATATAATACTTACCTTGCTTATGCAAAATGTGGCAGGATTGATAGAGTTTCTTTTCTTTCCTGGATGCTACACCAATACGTGTAAGAGTTTCTCTTACTTTTAAAAAGTCATCAGGCTCATGAAGGTTTACTTCAACCATCTTTTCCTGAACCCATTTTACTTCAGGTTCCGAATTCATCTCTTACCTCCAACGTCAAGTTTAGATTTAATAAATTCAATCTGTTCATTATTTAGGATCTTGAGCGCCTGAGATGCTTTTTCATTACTATAACCATAATAACGCTTGACACATTCCAAGTCATCAATTTTATCCTTACGGATCCAGGGAGAGAATCTCTTCTGTTTCCTTACGGTATTTAGTAAGAATAAATACTGCATATCTTTCTGAAGATGGTGTTGGAGATTCATCTCATTAGCATACATTACAGTATCAATTGATCCCGACAAGCACTTATTAATAATGAATGCAGGATACTTTTTAATACATTCAGGATCATCTAGAGTGAGATCCTTCTTGTTAAAGTTAATTGAGTTCAACCAATCTTTTAATTCCATTATTTAAATACTGCTGTAACGCTCACAATTTTAGCACCAGGATTGCGATGGAGAGCAACCTTACGTGCATCTTGATAATCAATAGCAACTACCTCTTCGACAAAAGTAGTTCCTGCTTTATACAATTTGACTTGGCATTTCATAATTAAAAAGTAATAGTTCCTTTCTTGCTTTTTGTTCTCTCATATAATCACCAACTGATCTCATAGTATAAGTCAGATCAAACTCCCCAGTGATCCACTTCTTGAATCTATCTTTTACCAGTTGATCAGAGTTGTAACTAATCAATTGAGGTAGAGAACAATCGTCACAGTCCTTGGCAAACTTGTCGTGGTCAAATCCTTTATGCATTGATCCCTTCTTACCATACAGATTGTCCTTGATATCATATGGAGGATCAAGATATACAAAAGCATTTTGCTCAGAACCCTCATCCAAAAGTTCCTCGTATGAGAGATTAGTAATCTCCCAATTTGCAATTAATTTGGAGAAACCTTGGAGTTTTTCAATTCCTCGCAATGAGAAATTGGAGTCACTTGCTTGTTTGCTGAAGGAGGATGCTTCGGTGAGACCACTAAAAGAGCACTTATTGACAATATAAAAACTGATAGCACGCCATAGAACGTCATTATTAGATTCATCATTTAGGTACTCCTTTGATTTTAAGAATAAAACTTTTGCAGATACTGGTTCACAGTGACGTGACTTTAACTCAAGGAGTTTCTCTCCCATAGTAGGAGCAGACCCTTGTAGTTGCTGCCAAAAGTTTACCAGAGGTTCGTACAAGTCATTGACCCATACCTTTAGATGTGGATACTTTTTAGTGACGTGGATAGCAACACTACCTCCACCAATAAATGGTTCACGAAACTCTGTGTAGTCCCGCAAGTCAGGGAAATAGGGGTCCATTTTATTGACCGCTCTACTTTTACCTCCAGGATATCTGAGGCAAGTTTTATACGACTTTAATGACACCGTTTACTTTCTCCATAATATTAGTCAAGTCCTCAGGGACTTCATAATCAGGTTTGTTATACTTCAAATACTCCCAAAAGGTCAACTTCATTTCCTTTTGAGTCATACCGCAAGACTTTGCTGCAGTAGGCAGGTTCATTGTAGCACGGAAGAGTGCTTTGTTTGCCTCTGCAACATTCTGTGGAGTTGTCTTCACTCTATTCTCAATCAGATATTTATATTTTTTTGTCACAGAATCAACTTCTTACTAGGTTTTGCAATTGGTGAGAAGATCTTCTCGTAATTCTCTACGATCTCTTCTCTTGCATCAATCGAATACACAATATACTGCTTATCTACTTTGATAGTAGAATCTTCTTTAGCAAGAGTGGACCAGGGGGCAAATCCTACCTGACCCTGTACATTAGGGAGAGCAACCAGAGGATGCTCAACCTCAATGTAATCTTCAGTTTCATTAATCAAGGTGTAGATAACTTCTTCACCTGTGTTCATTCGCAATACTTTAACGTTCATAATTAATCCTCTGCTTTGTCAAATCCTTCAATTTGTGATGCACCTACTTCATGCTCTCCAGCAATCAGGTACATATATTCGTCTTTGTCTTGGTTATAACCAAGATACTGTACTTCATCACCAAAATCATTCTCTCGCATTAATGCTTGGATTCTGAGATGCATTAACTCCGACTTACTAATCCTCATTAGAAAGGCCAATATGTAATAGGGATTTCATTCCATCTCTTTGGATAACCAATATTATACTTAGTTCTATTCTCTCTTACCTGCTTCCAGTAAAAAAGAATACCAGTCAATTTCCAAATCCAAGCACGAGCAGTATCTCCTGTCACATATTCCACTTTCTCAGCACGATCAACAGGACTTGATATTTCTGCAACAACTTTAACACCAGAGAGGAAGTAAACTGCCTCAGCAATTCTCATAGATCTCTTCATATGAAAACCATCTGTAACCACATACAACACATCAGGTTTAAAAGTCTTTCTAATCCTCCTGTAAGTTGCAGTAAAGTTTGTTAACGTATCCCAAGCAGTCATATCAGTAAAGACTCTCTTAGAACTGATGCCCATATCAGTATAATATTGAACTGCATTTCCACCCTCACTTGAAATGAGGACTAATGAATCTGGATATTTGTTTGCCAGTTCAATTGCCTTGTTTGCTCTTTGAGAATTACCCCCAAGATGTAAGATTAGTCTCTTTGTCATTTAAAATTACACTCCACCATAATTTCAGTCATTGCTGCAAGGATATTTATCTCTTGGTCCGCGACAAATGCGATCTGATATTGATACTTAGCAATAATGAGCACGGCAGCAGCAAGAGAAGGACCGTCAACGGATGGTGGTAGAGCATCGTAAACACGACGCAATAGTACACCAGGATCATTGTCCAGATTATTAACGACCCACTTTCGGACTTCAGGATAGTTTTTATCCTTGAGATTCTTGATAAGATCACTTACCGAAATGTCCGAGAATGACGCAAGAATCGCTGAATCAATTTCACCACCCACGGAGTATCTTTGGCATTCGTTGAGAACACGTCTCCAGTCCGGGAAGTGCTTGTTGATAAGTTCGATAAGGACTTTTTGATCATACTTAACGCCCTCTTTCTCAAGAATAGTCCTGAGACGCTTGAAGAACTGTCCTGCAATTGTTGGTTTGTCTTTGGATTTAACTCCGAATTCGACCACCGCACATCTGGAGTGGAGAGGTTCGATGATTTTGTTTTTGTAGTTGCAGGTAAAGATGAAGCGGCAGTTGTTATAAAATGCCTCAATATTCGCCCGTAAGAGGAGTTGTACATCGTGGGTTGTGTTGTCAGCTTCGTCAATAATGATGACTTTGTGTTTCGCATCAGCAGAAAGAGAGACGGTCGAAGCAAAGTTCTTTGCTTGATTCCGTACCGTGTCCAAAAATCGTCCTTCATCAGATCCATTAATAATAATATAATCACACCCAAGTTCTTCACAAAGTGCTCGGGCAATCGTTGTTTTACCAACGCCAGAGGTTCCACAAAGCAAGAGGTTAGGGATCTCTCCTTTACCTAACATAGCAGTGAATGTCTCTTTAATGCTGTCAGGAAGAATACATTCTTCAACAGTCTTTGGGCGATACTTCTCAACCCACAAAAATTCTTCGCGCATAATCAATTTAAATGTCTTTCAAATTCTTGAGATACAATATCTCTGGCACCCAGTCTCTCAAACATATATTGTACACTATTTTTTGGTGTAGCGTTATCACCACAGGTAAATACGTCACACACTGCCATACCCCTCTCTGGCCAAGTATGAATACTAATGCGACTCTCCGCAAGCATAGCAACAGCAGTCACACCCTGAGGATCAAACTTGTGAGATGAGAGACTCAACAATGTACTCCCAGACGGATCTGCTGCCATAATGAGTACATTTCTAATATGTGACTCATCATCTAGCAGTCCAGGTGAGCACTCTTTCAAAGTAAAGAGAATGTGTTTCATCAGATCCAATCAGGTTTACGGTTTGGTAGTCTCAGATAATTATCGCATACCCAAGGTTTAGATGCAATATAACGCTTGTATCGCGTGTAGATATCAATGCTCGTATCGTACTTGAACTCATCAGGTCCAGCAAACACAAATGGTTTGGGGCCCTTTCCACTGCGACCTTGAGGGTCTGCTGTAGGAAGTATCTCTTTTGCTGCTAGAAGGGTCTTCTGGCAGGTGTGAACCTTACCATAGCGAGCAGTGTACTCTTCACACATAGCAAGTCCATGAGCAAGCAACCACTGCCAATTGGTCACAAACTCATTCGCCCACTTGGTGCAGGGATGATTACGAAAAGCACCCTTCTCAGTAGCATAGGGAGTGCCATCTGCTCTGGGAAGATTACCAAAGTTATGTCCCCATTTGTCAGAGCATACAATAGCAAGCATCTGACAGGTCTCTAGGGGCATCTTGACAATGTGCTTGTCAGGGAGAACCATAGCAGACTTGTATGGACTAGGGTCAGTCACAAAGATGTTCATAATAAATGTGATAGAGAGATTACTAGTAGAAATGTTATCATAGTAACAACATCCCAGGATTTTGTCCTTATAAAGTAAGGAATCGATATACTGTCTCCAATCATTTGGACAGTAACACCGATAGTTATATTTACGTGGAGGATAATAAAATAAGCAATGATTACAAGACCACTACCTATTACTCTCATAGAAACATCAATCCAGTTTGGAGTCCGGTTCCAAGGCAATGTAATACTTGAGAGTGCGATCCTTGCTATTGAACTCTGATAACAGTTTCTTAGAGATAGTAACATCATAAGCACCGGGGAGGATCTTAATGTTCTCGACCTTAAAGTTGAATATGAACTC